TAGTAGGAAACTCTCTGCAAAAGATCCTTTTTACCTCGTTAGCAATATTCATGTGTTCCAACTGAGTCCCATTTTGAGACCGTAGATCTATGTAATGAATCCAACTCCTTACACTCCCAGCCATATACATTCTGGTAGGCGTAGCAAGGGGAAGAACATTTCTTGCACACTCCTTAGCAATCCCTACTGAGACCATCTCTCTGTACAGGTCTTGAGCTTCTTCAAAGTGCTGATTAATACGCCTGTAAAAGTTTTGAGTTTTATCAACAGTCAAATCATCAATACTGTTCTGTCTATTACTGGGATCTTGTCGTCTGAGGTGAGGAGGTCTAGGAGCTTCTAACAGCTTTACATCTGCGTATCTCTGGCTGAACTCTTGAAAGCTAAAAGACCTATGCCTAAGGATTTGAGCAGCAACACTACGAGTGGTATTGATCTGTACCACCATATGCACCATCTCAAAGGGAGACCAATGCTTATGGTCAATGAGGTATTGGATAAGTCGTTCTGATCGTTGACCTACGCCTTGATTAACTGGGTTACTAACTCTAGCCATGTACACCAACAGCTCTTCTGCATCTGGTGTAACGGTGATCAAAGCAACAGGAGGAAGGGTACCCTCTACACTGCTAGCCATTCTCATCAGTAGTTAAAAAGCACCTAAGAGTACTACAGGACTCTTTAAGTGGCCTTTAAGTTAACGGCTAGAGACCTCTTTAAGACCACTTTTAAAAGTGTCTTTAAGTACCTTAAAGAGGAGACAGCTAAGGACCCTTTTAAAACCACTTTTATAACTGTCTTAAACCACTTTAAAAAGGCTCTTTAAGTGCCTCTTTAAGTACCTTTAAATACGACTCTAAACACCCTTGTCAAGAGGTCTCTTTGGCGTAGGTCTTAAAGGGGGTTGTTTGAGCGTAGGTAACAGGGGCTGTTTTAGGCGTAAACACTTTCAGAGGCACCTACAAGCCCCTACAAGGCCCCTCTAATTCCTTTTAGGCACTCTGACTCCTAAAAGTATTTTTAGAGGCCTTACAGACGATCCTCGTGGGAGTTACCCATCAAGCCAATTACAGCTACCTGAGGTGGCATACATGGCCTTCTGAAGGTCTTCAAGGGATTGGGCGTAACCAATGGCATCAATAGAGAGACCACCTTCACCTTGGATGAACTTACGTTCCAGTTCCCACTGCTCTCTAAGGCGGGTATCAATGGCTTTTTGTTCTGTGAGGGCCATTGACTCGGTAAAGTACTGAACCGCCATTGCAAGAGCGTCAAGCCTGTCGTCATGTCTGAGGCTATTTTTCTCTTTGGTAATCCGAGTCAGTTGAAAGAAAAGCTGGTACTGAGTACGAGTTTCGCTTGGGTAGCTTTCGGTGGAGGAAAGGTCATGAAGGATTACGTCAGTGTCAACCATCAACCGGTGTTGGTTAAGAACAGGCTCCAGGGTGTCAATGATGCGAAGTTCTTTTTGCTTTGTGTGTCGGACCTCTTCAACGCTGCAGGGGTAAATGGTGCCGAGATAACGCTTGAGAAGCTCAGAAAACATCCCGAGACCTAGGTTGCTTTCAACCAATATTTGCTTGACTTTGTATTCCTTAGCGATAAGAGCAAGTTTTTTGAGGTTTGGTTCGCTGTAACCACCCCTAAGTCCGCCGTTAGCAAGGAGGAACAGGTTTCCGTTGAGATATGCAACTACTGAGTAGCCAAGCTCATCACTGCCGCGTCCCGAAGGGTCAACAGCCATGACAACTCCGGTGTACTCAATAAACTCATCTCCTATTTGGGCAGGCTTGTAAAACAGATCACCATGAAGGCCAACAGAGGGAAGGTCTAGGGCCTTATCGCCGTTAGCCATCCACACAACTTTGTTAGGACCTTGTTCACGATTTAGGCGAAACACACAAAGGTCTCTGAGTTTGAGAGGATATCGCTCTTCATCACTTAGAGAGATATCCAGCAGAAACTGCAGGTTAAAGGTAGAGCGACCAATAGAAAGCTGTCGTGCTTCCAGTTCTTCCCAATCAAAACGTTTGGGATCAACAGGGTGACCAGCAAGAGAGGAGTCTTTAGCTAGGTCTGCTTTGATCCGAGGGGCTAGTCGTTCACCGTAATAGTCTTTGAACTTCTTATTAGTGGGATATAGAGCAGGCCAGATCCTGACCTCGTAGCCAGAGACCTCAAGCTTTGCGTAAACACTGTCTTGGGTGTGGGGAGTACCAAGAAAGATGATCTCTCCGCCTGGTTTAATTACGGAGTCAAACTCTTTGATGGACTCACGGAGCTTGTCACGAATAAGTTGGGTTTCACAGGACTGGGGTGTCTCCACATCGTCTGCAACGATGAGATCAGCACGAGAGCCAGTAATTTGCCCAAAAATGCCGCTTGAACGCACAGAGGGAGATTGATCTGGTTTTGCCCCGTAAACATCAAAAGCAACCTTTGAGAACCGTTGGGTATCGCTAGGGAAAAGGTCCTTGACCATGAACCAGTTACGGAGGAGGTCATGACAAAAGACGGAAAACGCATCCGCACGGTCTTGAGCTGCAGAAATAACAAGAACCTTACAGTCTGGGTCCCGTCGTAGTCTCCACAACACATAACCAGCCGTCAGGAAGCTTTTACCGCAACCCCTGTACGCCATGATGATGCGCCGACTAGGACCCTCTTGTAGGTAGTCAGCTACTTGATATTGAATCGGTGTAGGGCTAGGAAGCCGTAGGTAGTGCCAAAGGTGAGTAGCAAATACTGGAAAACTAGCTACAGCTTCCTGAATAATTTGCTCAGTTTGTTTTGAAGTCCTTGGCATTGTGAGCCCACTTGAACACTTGGTTCAGGTTATTCTGCAGGATCAGATTCATCTGGATGAAGTGCAGTAGGTACTTTTCTAGGTCTTCTCGTTCTGTGTTAGGGATATCTCGCCTCATCTGCTCCACCCGTAGCTGCTGCTCTATGGAGAGGTTGAGATTGGGCATAGGCGGTAGGTCGTCCATTGCTCGATTTGCGTAGCTCGCTTCTCACAATAGTCAGGAGTGCTTTGAAACCAAGTTTTCCAATGAAAGCTACCCTTTTCGTGGTTACAACGCTTACAAGCTGGAACAATGTTGGTTGCTAGATCTTCCCCACCTTTTGTTTTGGGGTGAACGTGATCAAGAGTTAGTTCGTTGCTTTGAACTCCGCAATAGGCACATTGACAACCAAAAGCTTCTTTAATTGATTGTCTCCATTGCTTAACCGCTTGACGACGCTGGAGGGCTTGAAGATTTGCCATAGCAGCCTCAGGAGTCATATAGACAAAGCCCCCGGCAGGCGATCGAATCACCATACCGAGGGCTCTGCTTTGTACATATAGGAAGGATTAGTTCCTAAGCACTAATATAAGACCTAACTTTCTTTAGATCGACCTCAGGCAAAGCAGAGATCATTTCTGAGATAGCAGAAACATCACCACCGTTAAGAGCAGTAATGCCTTGGTCTTTAAGGAACTTAATGGCGTTAGCAAGGTCAGATGCTTTCACATCATCCCGATTCAACTGATCAATAAGTTTGGTGGCTACCAGACGGTGAAGAGAATACAGATCACCTTCAGAAGCCAGACCTTCAGTCTTATTTAGAGACTTTTTTGGAGCGGCTGCCATAAATCACACGGAAGAGTTTCAACCCCAATTGTACGAGGCTGTTTTCTCTAAGACTGGAAACAGCAATGATTTCAGAAGCAGCAAACGCACTCAGCCAAAAAGCGGCTTGTACGGAAGGATCAGAGAAGTCCATAAGTGTTAGGACGGTTTCTTGATCAAAATAGCCCAACCAGCACCAGGTCCTTCAACAAGCCAGCGTTTATTCCAGTTCTTTTTGGAATACGCCACTCCTTGTCCCTTGGTGTGGTTGACGTAACCTCCTCGGACCATATCAGCCTCACCGTTAGGGTCGTGGTGGATCCAAGCACCTTCTGTGTAACCAATGACGACAGAGTAGTGCCCAGAGCCGCTAGGAGACGCTACAGGGCCTTTGTGTAGCCAGCCGACTACTACAGGTCTACCAGCGTCTATCTCTTGTTTGAGAAGCTCTGGGGTGCCGTTCTGAATGAATTTAGCGTCGAGTCCAAGGTGTTTTAAAGTTTTGAGCTGCGCTTCAGCACTTGTTGAATCCCCATAACGGCTACGGATCTTGTTGTATTCGTTATCTGTTTTTACCTTGCCGTAATAGTCAGCCACCATGGCACAACTAGAGCTGAAACACTCCCGATACCCCGTAGGTCCATTGTCTAGCTGGTACTCGTAAGGTACCTTTAGCAACTTTCCCGTTTGTTGTACCTCCAAAGGTTTAGTTTGGCGGTTCAATATTGATACAAGTTTGTTGACATAATTAGGGTCAGTTGCATAACCCTCAGCTACTAATTGTTTTGCAGCTTCTGTGGCACTTTTTGCGTTATTAACGCCGGAGTAAGACTTGTAATCTTTGTACCAACGTTCAACGAGGTATTCAACACACTCTTTAAGAGAAGAGAAATTAAGAAACCCGTCCCGCACAGAAATAGGTACCCCATTGATATATTCCGTTGTAGAAGTTGTTGTACCTTTACCCTTTAAACCAAAGTAATTGTGAATACCAGATGTATTTCTACCCCAATTACTTTCAAGAGCCCACTGAGCAGCTACTAGTTCTGGATACTTGGCTCCAGCTTCACGAGCAAGCTCTATTACACCGTCCCACGAGCCGTTATTTGGAATATCGTTTTTTGGTCCTGACCGCCATAAATCAGAAAACTTTGCCAAGATTCCAGGAGCAATGTGCTCTTGCAGGAAGTCCAAAGCAAAATTTTGATGTTCTTGATTGTTGTAGTACTTAACTACATCACGAAGAGAGATGTCGGCCATTGAGAAGAATCCGGTCGAGTTTCTCGTCGATGTGTTGGATCTGTTTGTCGATCCGGTCCATCATCGGCATGAGCTCGTCCTTTCTAACAAACTCTTTGTGAATCGTCATCTCTACAGAGTCGATTCTGCGATCTAGTTCCATGTGCCGTCTGTGTGACCAAGCAAAAGCACCACCAGCAACACTAGAGGCACCAAGAACAAGGGAAAGGAAAAAAGAAGGATCCATCAGGCCATACCGTTAAAGCCTTTTTTCATTTTGTAGGCAAGACGCACAGCTTTTACATCAATCGACCCAGGCCGATATTGATGCCCAGGAGGAAGTGGTTTGGTTTCTTGAATAGAAGGCAGGCTAGGTCCACCACCGCTAGGTTTTTGACCTTCACGTTTAATTTCAAATGACGGCATAGCTATTTACCTTTGGGTACACAATTAGGGACAGGTTTGTTGCCTTTCTTTTTCATACCAACCATTTCGTAGCCTTTCCAGCAGGGACCTTTAGCCATTAGCCTTCTCCTTTAATTTTAGTGTTGTACTTACGGCCTCTCCAAGAAAAGTCTTGGCGGCCAGTTTGGCGAGCAGCAGCAAAGGCGTCATCAAATGAGCCTTTGTCTGCTTTCATTTGTTGATCACGAAGCTCCATTTGACGCTTGCCTTTGGCTTCGTTGTAGTACTCTTTTCGTTGCTCTGCGGTTAGCCCAGGAGCCTTTGCAGAGCCCGCAGAGAGCCCAGCAGCCGCTGCAGCAAGGTGTGGCAGAACCATGGACAGTCGAGACAGCACGCCGCCTCCAGACGCCCCTGCGGCGCTTCTAGCGGCTCCTGAGGTGGTTACAGTACCAGGCATATTAGCCCGAGGCAGTCGAGCCGTTTGCATAGGCCGCTCGTTACCTTTAGGGGTCGGCAGATTACGACCTCGTTGAGTGGCTCCTTGACCCTCAGGAGCGTAGCGACCCGCATTACTACGAGTCTGTCCGCC